TTAGCTACTGTTATTTGTCCGTCTACTGTTCCATCTGTTAACAATGGGTTATCTGGAAGTGATAACCACCTTTTCTCTACTGCCATACCTAGTCCTTTAAAAGAAAGCCCATGCTTTCAATCAAATTATATCAACTAGGAGTTAAGTTCCTCGTGGACCTTCTTAAGAAGCCACTTACGAAGCTCTCCAAATTTCTTTACGTCACTGCGTAAATAAACCTGTTCTAAGTCTCTACATTTGCCTAGGTCGTCAATAAAGCGCATAAAGACGTTAGGTCCGTCTTTTCTTAGCTCTAATAGTCGCTCACCTTCCATTAAAAGAAAAGTGGCGAAGTCTAGGTTATTTGTTTCAAAAATCTTAGTTTGCTTTGGTTCCATTTTTTTTGGTATTTCCGAGCTTTTTATTAGCTATTTTAAGAGGTTTTGGCTCTATAATCTGCATTTCTTTAATAAGGGGTTCTGCTTCTTTCTTTTTAGGTTTAACTACTTGTACACCTAAGTAATTAAAACCTGCCTCTTCGCAACACTCTGCGTGAAAGCCAGTCAAGTCAGTTAAAAATTTAAAATTCTTCTTACTTTTACCACAAAAACAAGTTACTTCTGTCATTATATAACCTCCGTTAAAAAGGAACATAGTCCTTTATTACAGTATATCGAATGTCGAAGATATGAGTATTCTTCTACTTTTTTATCAGATAACTCATATCCGTAACAATCTCTTAACTCTGTGTATCTAAACAGTATTTCTAAAGTAAGCTCCGCTAGAAGCTCTTCTAACTCTAACGTAAGCGTTTCTTTACCTTGAATTTCGTAAATGCTTCGCATAATGTCGCTAGAGTCTCTAGCCCAAAACAGCCTAACATTCAAATCTTCAACTTTTTGAATAAAATAAAGCTCTTTAGGGTCTTTAAACTCAAAAAAGACCTCAGTAATATAAACTTTATATAAGTTTTTTAAATAATTAACCAGCGTCAGTACCATGAAATTCCCTTAAATACAACGTAATGTATCTTCTAATAAGCTTATTAGCTTTTAAAGCCTCAGCATAAGGAGCTTTTAGCTCTTTTACTTGATTGCTTAAAGAAGTTAACTCAGCGTCTTCATTCTTAGAAGTAATAATGTCTTGCTCGTATTTGGCAAGATTTAAAAGTCTAGTGTTTACAGCGGTTTCTGACTCTCCTGCGATTTCTTTTAATAACTCTTTTCTTCCGTCTTTAATCAATTTCTCTTCGATTTTATAAATCTCTTTTTGATTATCTTTTTCCATACTAATTTCCTTTTCCGCATATAGCGTAGTGATGTTTGTCTTTCTTTTTTATTAACAATTTTAAGCACTTACCATAGTTAGCTTGACAAGTTTTAGTAGCTTGTACAAGAAGTTTTTCATTTACAGGCTCGTCTGAGTAGTTTTTTATAACCGTCTCTGGGCAATTTAAGAATAAAATCATTAATAAATGTACCATTTTAAACCTTTTTAAAGATAAATATTTCTTTTTACTTCTTTTATTGCTATATTAAATCATATAAGGAGACAAAAGTAAATGAAAAACTTAGTATTAAAATCACAAAAAGGCTGTGTTAGTGTTTATGAGCATATCGACCTAGATAAAATAACCTCCGCATGGGAAGTTAAAGAGTTTTTTTCGGTTAGCCAGTTTATAAAACAGCCTTCCTCTTTAGAAGAGGCTTTATCGTTAGGTGAGTATGCCTTTAGAAAAATGAAAGGACCAATTTGTCCAGAAGGAAGTTTTTTGTATACAAAATCCCCTGAAGGCGATACTATTATATTAATAAAAGCTGTAATTGACTCTGGAGATTAAAAATGTTTAAAACTAAAGAAGCTTTAAAGTATGGACATATCATAAACGGCTTTGTAGAGTATCAAGCTTTTATGGGAATAGTAGCTGGATTATTTGATAATCAGTGTTTAAATACTGTAAAAGTTCCAAGAGCGGTTATTGGTATTTATAAAGTGGCAGAATTGGATGTCTTTCTTCTTGGGGTAGCTTTTGGAGCTGAACTAAAAAAAGATCTAGAAGGACGTTAAAAATAAAAAAAACCCTTAAAGTTTGTTTAAGGGTTTTAAGCACTATATTATTAGTTTTAAATTATGCAGTGATGTTTGTAGCTACTATATGTTTTCTAGCCGCAGATATAAGCGGTGTACCATACATTAACTGTGCCCATCGGTAGCTTGTGTCGATTACTGCTAGGTCATACTTAATTAATGAACCTAATTGTCTCCAGACTAAAGTGTCCGCATCGTGCATCAACAAGAAAGCCTCAGAAGATCCAGGAACTTTTTTGTTAAGGTCGATAGCTATTGCAGTAGCAGAAGCACCTACAGAAATACGCTTAGTGAATTTAACTACACCAGCTGCATCTCCAAGAGCAGTTCTAAAAACGTTAGCATAAATTGGGTTACCAGTGAATGAAATCTCAACGGTAGCACTGTCACCAGCTGCTACAGTAACTGTAGCAGTAGCTGAAGGAAGTGTCTCTCCGTCTGCATAAATCATTGAAACTTTGTAACCATAAGCACCAGCGTCAGCTGTAGCAAACTTACTAAGAGCGTCTACAGGAGAAGTTGGGTTAGCCAAAGTTGGAGCTGCACTAGCAGAAACAGAAACATTCAAAGGAGCAATTCTTGGACGGTTAAATAAACTAGGCTTAAATCTAAAGTCGATAATACCTTGGTGTTCCTTAATACGGTTACCAGAAGTAAGAACTTCTCCAGATTGAACTCTTTGCTTGTTAAAGAAGTCTGTAGAAAAACGAGAATGAACATCTGAAGCTAGGTAACAATCCATAGCCATACCGAAGTTGTTAACGTTTGTTAAAGCCATTTTCTCAGCAATTACGTCAGTAAACTGACCTTTTACGTCAATTATAACTGAATCTTCGCCACTCTCATAACCTGCAAATGCAGTAGATTTATATTGAGCTTGAGCTTCTTTAACTTCAATTTGACTCTTAATTCCATCATACTCAAGAGTGTTGATGTTAGAATCAGCTTCAAACATATAACGCTCGTTACGAGACAATAACTCAATAGTCTTATTCTTAACTTCTCTAGCTATAACTGGACCGTGTGCAGGTTGGATTAAAGTTAAGTTATGTTGAACTTGACCTTGTGTTCCAAGATACTTAACCTGAACGATCTCTCGGTCATAATTAGCATCTGTACTTTGTGGCAATCCGCCCATATTGAAGAAAGGAGAAACTTCCTGTCCATATGAGTTTTGAACGTTATACTCAGAAACAACTTGAGCTTGATTTTCTTTGATAATATCTTTCCATAATTTTAGGTGACCAAGTGTGTTGGTTACTAATTTTAATGTTTTGTCTAGATCTTCTACGGCTAATGCAGAACCGCCAGTCAAAGCATTTGAAGCAGTAGTACCATAGTTTTGAGTAATAGCTAAAGCTTTTTGTAGCTCTTCTACCTTACTTGCACTATGACTACCGAAACCGATTACTGATTGGTCGTTAGCATATCTTAATTCTTGTGACATTTATAATGTCTCCTATTAAATTGGTTTTTTCGTGATTTCGATTCTTGTAAGAATAATGTGATTTATAAAAAAAATTATACCACAAAACAAAAAAGCCTTCATTTTACCGAAGACTTTTCTTTACTTTTTGATATTAATTTGATAGAATAGATTATTTTCCGTTTAATTTCTCTTCAATTAAAGCTCTAGTACGAGGGTTATGAATATAACCAGTCATTTCAAGTTCAATAACGTCATCTACAGAAATAGTGTTTGACTTAGCCAATTCTTCAGCTGCATTTAAAAGATCACTCTTAGTAAATGTGTTTGATGGGCTTCCTTCTCTGTTAACAGACTTCTCTAATTGAGAAATTCCAGTAATAGACTTAGGACGCTCAGGAGTTTTAGCAAAAGCTTTTATAAGTTCTGTCTGATCGTAAAGCGCTTTTTTAAGTTCTTCAGTTTCTTTTTTAACCGCAGACTTAATTAGCTCTTCTTGGTCTTCTTTAGCTTTTTCAGCTTTCTTAAGATCTTCTGAAGCAATCATAGACTTTTTGAAAGACAATAACTCTTCGTACTCCTCTTCAGAAATAACAACTTCATAAGCTTTTTTCATAGACTCAGGAATTACTACTTGATCTGACTCTTCTACATCCTCTTCTGCTAGTTTTGCAGTGATGTCGTCATCATAATCATAGTTTTTAGGGTCAGTTCCAGAAATACCTTTTGATCGACCTGCGTTTCTATCTTTGTCATTCTTTGCAGTAGGCTCGTTCATGTTTTCAGGAGTAGTTTTAGCGTCATGCTTAATATCAATAGACTTTTCCATCTCTTGTGGAGCAAAAATGTCGTCAATTAACATATCAATGGACTTTTGTAAATCATTTTTCATAATAAGTCCTATGGGTTCTCTAGAGCTAACACTCTAGTCAAAAGGGTTTCAATAATGTTAACTAGCTCGTCTGAAACGTTTTTACCGTCTTTTTTAGCTGCTAATGCTACCGCTAATGCTTTTTTTAAATCGTCACTCATAGTTATTTCTCCTAACTTTTAAATTATACCTAATTAAAATTCTTCGTTTATATCTGGAAATTTAGTTAAAAGCCTATCTTTTAACGACTCCCAAAGTTCTGCTTTTTTGGTTTCTGGATGTAATGTTTGTAATCTCTCTAAAACTTCTAAAATATTTGATTTAATTAAAGCACTTTTAGCTACCATTTTATAAGTTGGAGCATAGCCTCTAGGTTTGCCATATTTAACGTTTATAGCATCTATATCTTTACCTATTTGATTAGAATATCTTTCAAATTCTTCCTTAGACTGTGGAACTTGTGATAATTCTCTAAACTTAGACATAATGGCTGTATACTCAGAATTATAGTTACTTGAAGTACCAGAACCTGTCGGACCAGAACCTGGACCACCTTTATCCATATCTTCGTTCTTTTTTACACAAGAATTGTCAGAAAACTCTTTAGTTCCTGGAACTCTTTTATAGCCTGTCCAACAATTTTTATCCAAATCTTCTTTACCTAAAGCGGCTCCGCCACTTCTATCAGCTGGAGCTTGTGTTGATGGAGCACCTGCACTTAGTGCTTTTTGTATCATTTCTAATACTTGTTCTGCGGTAAAAGAAACAGGACCTGAATAATCTTTTTCTGTGTCCAAAGACTCAGAGTTAAAGTCAACCTGCATAGATTTTGCTAAATCAGCGTAAGTAGCTCTATTTACTGGGTTTAAAGTAATAGCTACGGCATTAATTTCGCATTTTTCAATAATTTTTGGATTTAAAGCGTTTCTTTTAAGGATTCTACCCTCTACTGATAACCCTACTCTACCTCTATCTTTTTCAGATAAAGAAGACATGATCTCATATACTGCTTTTGCTTTAGAATGGTTCTTAAGTAAGCGCCCTTCGATATAAAGACCTTTCTCGTTTTTGACATAACCGTCTAAAAGACCAATTATGTTTTCTGGACCTGGTCTGTGGTCATAATTAATAACGCCTTTCTTTTGGTCAATAGGAGTTAAGTCAATGCCAGATTGCAAAACTATCTCACCTTGTTGATCTAGCTCATTTGTAGAAGCTAAACCTCTGATTTTCCACTCTCCGTCCTCTGATTTGAATAGTTCGGCTGGGATTATTGCTTTTAAAATATCTTGAGACATTATTTCTCCAAAAAGAGCTTGTTCTAATATTTTACCTAATTTTTAGAATTACTTAATATAAGTGTGAGTATTATGCTTTATGAAGAGCTCTTTTAAAGCGTCAAAAGCCTCTTCTATTTCTACAGAAGCTTTATTTGAGGGAATACCTAAAATTCTAGCTATTTCACTATTAGTGTGTTCTTTCATTATTCCGTTTTTTTCGGATGTTTTAGCTACATAAGTCCAAAAACAATAGTTATATTTTTCTAAAGTTATAGACCAAGCGCAGCTTCCTAATGATTGTATCTTAGCTTTATTGTAAATGGGAGCACCTTTTGGGCATGGTTTCTCTGGTAAAAAGCTTAAAAATAAGGGACAAGACCTGAAAAAAGTAGATTCTTCAGGTAAAGGATTATTATTAAGGAGTTTTAGAGAAGTCTTTTTCATATTTATTTGAAAAACAACTTATATCTTCCAGTCTTTACATAGTCATTAAAGAAGGTTTCTTTACTAGAATGTAACTCGTTTACTAAATCTTTTGCTTGTTTAACTAATTCTTTTGAGCTTTCTTCTGGAAGTTTAGCTGTAATTCCTAATGGCTCTTTTATTAAAGGACAATCTGAGAAAGTTACCTGCAAAATTATTCCAAAAACAAAAGGAATTTGTTTAACACTTGTACCAGAAAGACTACTGCCGCACTTTAATCTTACGTTTTTATCGGCAGCTTTGTCGCCTACTGCGTCAAAACCGTGGACCCAGTATTCATTTAATACTTTTTGTCTATAATCTTTCACTGGAATTTGAAGTCTTTTTGCCGCTCTAATCTCTAAAAGGTCTATTTTTCTCTTTATCATGTTATATCTAGACTCTAATTCGCCATCAAACTGTCCCTCTACTCCTCCAGCTGATCTATGTGCCATTAGAAGAGAGTTATCGGTTACTATTCTCTCTCCTAGCTCTTGAACGAAGGCAAAACCCATTGATGCGCTAAATAAAGAAATTGTTTTAACTTCTCTATCTAATCCTTTTAGGAAATCAATAAACTCTAATCCTGAAAAAATAGAACCTCCAGGGGTATTTAAAACTAAATATAAAGGCTTGCCTTTTTCTAACTCTTGGTCTAGCTTCATTATAGCTTGCATAGAAGTAGCAACGTAAGAGCTAGTAACAACACTATTAAAGGAATAAAAGCTACCCTTTTCTAAAGTTAATCTTTCTGGTTGTCCTTCTGTTTGTTGATCGTTTGTTGAAAGTAATACTAAGTTAGAAGCTTCTGGGATAAACTCTTTTTTATAAGGGATTATAGTTGTATTATCAATAACTGGAGCGTCAACTCCTATGCCTTTAGCAAATGATCTTATTTCTTGTGGAGAACCAGAAAGAAATATAAACAGTGAAACAACTACGGCTACTAAAGAAACTCTTAAAACTATTCCTAGATTACTCATTTATATACCTTTTCATTATATTGTTTGTTTAAAGAAGCTAATAAAACATTACAAAAATTAATGTCCTCTTTTAAGGCATTAGCTACTTTAAAATTAATTATAGATTGATTTAAACAGAAAAGAAGGCTATTCCTTAATTGTTGTCTGATTTTTAAAACGGTTACCGACTCTTTCATATCAAAATTATATCTACAAATCATATAAAAGTTAATAAAAACAGCTAAAATATTTGAATTAAATGTCATTAAATTCCCTGTAACACTTGGATTTAAAGGGACAATTCATACAAAAGTCAAAAGTTTTAGGTGGGAGTATCTTCTTTTCAGAAAACTCCTTAATTTTAGTAATCTTTTTGTAGATGTCGGTAAAAACTCCATCTGCCTTATCTAGCTCCATGATCTTTATGGCTCCAGAATCCTTACATATATAGATAAAAGAGATGCTTTTTATGGTTTTAACGTCTTTCATCTCCTTTAGGTGGGCTAGTCTACCATTTTTTAACATACTTCTTAAGATATATAAATACAAAACTCCCTGAACTAAATGTGTAGGCTTGGGAAGGTTTTTCTTTTCTATATCCTTAAAATCTTTTAGGGTACAAGACTTTATCTCTCCTACATAGGCTACGTTGTCTTTAACGTGCAAAATGTCTATAAATGCCTTATTTATCCCTATTTCAGGGCTAGATATCTGAATTTGTTTGTTAAATGAGATGGGGTCTTCAACTAAAGTCATACCTGCGTTTCTTAGAAAGCCTAGAACTATTTCCTCGTATGCCTTTCCAGCTTCTAAAGCTACCTTTAATGGTAAAGTCTGCTTTATGGCCTCTTCTGCTACACAGTTATAAGTGTAATAGATCTTTCTTTCGCAAGGCGACCCTAACAAAGAAGGAGCGAAGTTTTTGGTAGTTTTTACTCTGGGAGTAGTTTTTACCTCTAACATCTCTAAAATTGCTTTTTCAAATATATTCATTAAAATACCTCGTCTACCACGCCAAAAGATTTTAGCTGGTTAGGTGAAAAATATGCATCCTCGTGTACTCCAGTAGATCTCCAGAATTTAGCGTCCTTTTTGGTAAATTCTGCCATGTACTCTGAAAATAAAGCCTCTTCTCTTTCCATTTCTTTTACGGTAGCTTTTATTTCTGAATGTTTTCCTTCTAAAGAATAGGAAGCTTCATGCCACATAAATCTACCATACTTAGATATTTCTCTTCGTCTGGTTCCAGAAGCTAATATTAAGGTAGCGGCACTCATGACACAACCGTACCCTTTAGTGATTATCTTACACTTACATTCAGTTATTCTGCCCACGATAGCCAATGCATCGTAAACATTTCCTCCTACCGAATGAATTTTAATAACGATATCTTTTTTGGATTTAGTTTCCATCTCATTTAAAGCTGAGTCTAAAACAAAGAACATAGTTTCGTCTATGTCTCCAGTCAAGTTTATTATTCTTTCATTAAAGTTAACTCCATACTCAAACTGATAGCTGAGTAAGAGTGAAGTCATGGTTATTTTGTTTTCTACAGAAGTTTTAGCCGTGTCTAAATCTAAACTTTTTACAGGATTTTTTTTAGACATCTGATTAATCCTCAACAATGGCTACAATATTATCAGACTCCATGATACTTAAATTTTTTCCTTCTATGACTAAGTTAGCTATTTTACTTGCAAAAAACACTTTAGCGCCTATTTTAATGTCTTGATCTACGTCTGGACCTAAAAATCTAACTATTCCAGAAGTATTATTATCAGAGTCCATTCCAACAAAAGGACCACTAGCTTTTGGCTTAGTGTCTGGCTCTACTGCCACTAACTTTTTTCTCATTGCAATCTTCACTTTATGCCTCTTTTCTAGAGATTTTATCTACTACAACTCTAATAGTTACTCCAGCTACTTGATCTGTTTCGTCTTTACCTTTTAGAATAACTTCTTTTGTAGTATAATTGACCATATCTATTAAATGAGTTTCAAACTCAATACCTAATGTTTGTCCAGAACCTACTGCATCTATCTGTAATTTTTGAACTTCGCCAAAATCAGCTGCGTCTTTTTCTTTAATTTCCATAGAAATTCTAACTCTATCGTTAGCGGTAATTTTTTCTTCTGGACCTTTCAAACTTTTGTAGCCTTCCATTACATCCTGTTTATCTGCTACTCTACTAGCTATACCGTTAAAGCTAATAGTTTCAATTTTTTCAGTTAAAATATCGTCAATAACGGCTACCTTTAAAAATAGATCTCGTAAAGTATCGTTATACTTAAACGCAAATTGAGAGAAAGACTCTGCAATAAGCTGCTTGATTAGTGGTTCAAACTTCTTAGTTGTCATGTCTGATACTATATGCTCAAATGATTTTGTTGGCTGTTTCTTTTTTCCCATCTTTATTCTCCAAGGCTAATGCTTTCTAAGGTTACTTTTTTTATTCCTGAACTTGTTTTAACTATAACGTAAGGACAGTTTAACTGCACCACTTCGCCACTGTAGTTTTCTCCGGAAGGGTCGTTTACATAAACTACCTTCCCTGCTAGGTGCCTGTGAGTAATGCCAAAGTGTTGTTTTTCTATTAAAGAATACTTCTCAGATAAATCTAAAGCGAAGTTTGGTTCTGGAATAGGTCCTTTACTTTCTACTTTGTTGATTATTGGAGCTATTGGAGTAGGAGCGGCAGACTCTACCGTTTCTAATTTTTCTATAAACTTTTCAATAAAAAGAACAATAGAATTTTTAACGTCTTGTTCAACTTCTTTAAGATGCTTATCTGTGTCTGAGTCTGGTATACACGTTTGGTTTAAAACCTGCTTATAGATGTTTAAAAGCTCTATCTTAGATTTTTGTTTCTGAAGTTTAGTTAATAGTTCTTGTAGTTGACTCATGTTAGTTTAAACTCGCTCCAGTTAGATAACTCAGCTTTTTTAATGGTTAGACTTAATCCTTTCTTTGACTCCATTGTCGATTTATCTAATATTAAAAAAGACACTATAATCTCTTTTAAAGTCTCTTTTTTTACTCCTAAAACATAAAATAGTTCTTCTGGAGTCTCTTTTTTAAAGATTATCTGGCCTTCTTCTAGTCTTTTCATATACAAATTTTATACAAAAAAGAGTAAAAAGTAAACCTAAGATTCTAAATTTTCTTCAATAAATTCTAAGAATTTTTCTTTACCTACAAAAGTAAGCACTCCAGAGGAATTTGGGATATAACCTACTGGGATTTCAATTATTGGACTTGTTCTAGTATTAGGATGTGTAGCACCTACTACGCCTTGCCAGTCTTCTTTAAGTTTTCCATAGTTAGAGCCATTAGCTAATAAAGTCGATAGTTTATATACTTTTGGGGTATTTTCTCCGTAAAACTTACGGCACCAGCGACAAGTTTTTATGTCCCCTACAATCTTTCTAAATACATAGGTTTCTTCTGGGTCGCCTCCGTCTTTTAGGATTTTGTCTACTGAACCATAACCTATTAGGTTTGACATTTCGGTAGCAACGACTCTTCCCCAATCTCTATTTCCGTCTCCAGATATGTCTTTAAATCTCTGTTTTATCTCAGAAAAAGACTTGTTTTTAAGCGCTTCTGTGAAGTCCTCATTTCTATACGATCTAGTAACGTCTATAAGACTATTTAGCATTTTTTGACTCATGTCTTGGGATAATTTTGCAATCAAAGTCTTTATAACTTCATCTGATTGAAGTATTGTGTCTTTTCTAGGGGTTTTTATAGAGTCTAATTCGCTTAAGTTTTTAACTGGAGTATCTGCAAAGTTAGAAAGATAAACATACTCCAACAAGGATTTTTCGTTGTTGGGTTCTTTACCTGTTAATTTTTTGAACTCTTCTACCTCTTCTTTGGTAAAGGAGCTCTTTCCTAACACAGAAAGGGTTAGAAATGTATGGTTTTTTTCAATGATTTTTTTGATTTTGGCTAAAAGCTCTTTACTTAAGTTCATCTAAGATCTCTTTTATTATCTTTTCTGACATTTTTTCGTAGTTATCTTTAAAAATATTAAACACTTCCTTCATTATTTCATCTTCAAAAACAGAAGGGCCAACGTTACCGTCTTCCTTTCTTTTGAGAGCTTTTAAAAGTATGTCGTCAGCTTGGTCCTGACTCATACCTTTAGGAATGTTTATTTTTATAGAAGACAATTTTAATCCTCGTCGTAGTAGTACTCTATAATTCTAGGTACTTTTTTTCCTTTAGATTGTACCGACTTAGACTTATTAAGTAAAGCAAAAGCCTCTTCTACTTGAGGGTCTTCGGCTTCCCCTTCTGGCGGTGCTCCGTCTTGTTGAAATCCTCCCATAGCTGGGTCTGGAATTTCTTGAGCTTTCTTAGAATATCTATTATAATGGTTAAGATACTCATTATTTAAAATTAAATCATCTACTCCAGGAAGTGGCGGTAAGTCTAACTCTTTTCTAATTTCGTTAACAGTTTTGGCAAACTTAACTTCTTTTTCAAGTCTATTTACTAATTCCTCTTCGCTTTCGCCAGTTAAACCGCAAAACTTAAGCTCAAACTCTGGATAAGAAGGAGCTAATATATTAGTGTTTATGTAGTTTTCTAAGTGTCTCATTAAAGGATAAAGACCTCTGCCTTTGGAGTGAATTATCTTCTCTTTAGTGTTATCTCCAGACATTCCGCCTCCGCCTTCATCTTTTAAATTTACTCCGATTTCAGCTGGGTCTATTTGGTAAATGGCACAAATCATTCTAATTAAGTAACGCATCCAGCCTTCAAAACCAATATCTGTATGATTTTGAGTCAAAGGTATCCATGAAACCTCGTCTACTCCTGCAAAAATAGGAGTTTGAAAAGAGTTTCTGCTTCCTTTTAACATATGTTGCCATTGTTGGCGAACTGTCTCTATTTTTCTTCTAGAGATATTGGCTTTAATATGCAAAATTCCTTTTGCGCTAAATCCTTGTGTAAAATAAGCTTGGTTATAAAATTCAGCATTTAGATGGCCAGTAACTAATGAAACTAAAAGCTCTAACTCTGAAATACCATATCCATTATTATAAATATCAGTGTTTACGTTTCTAATGCCTACTTTTAGCTCTTCATGAGTGTAAGCTCTTTCTATTCTACCACGGACTACTTGAACCCATTTGTATTTGTCTAAACGTAAAGCCTCTTCATCTAACTTCAGTCTTTCTTGAACTTTTTCTCTTTTTTGAGGGTTAGATTCAGGGAAAAGAATATCAATATTTTGGAACTGTTCGGCAGCGTCTTTATAATTACTAAGTTGACTAGATGAATATTTGATAGTAGCGGCATCTACTGGAAACCAGTGATGCGGTTGTCCTAGCTTTCCTGGAACTATCTCAGAAGCATACAGATCGTAAGTTAAAGAGTCTCGAACCCACGCTCTAAGCGCTCCGTCAAAAGTCCACTTTAAAGTCTCGAAAGGTCTATTGTCAGTAATTCCGCAGTTTTGAATAAAAGCTTCTACTTCTTTCATTTTCTTTTCTGTAGCTTTTGTTAACTCAGCTTGAGCTTTACGCTCTAACTCCCAGTCAATCTCTTCTATGTCATCATCGCTTCCATCTGAAACGTCAGGATTTTCTAAGTTATCGTTTTTCTTATTTTTTTTAGGTTTTTTAGAAGACATTTTTTCTTTTATCTTCGCTATCTTATCTCTTACGTCTTTGACTTCAATCATCCATCCAGGAAGATTTTTGTTGCCAACTAGCTTAGAGTGTAAAGATGCTTGGTTTTGTCTAGTTAATATCACAGAAGTTATAACGCTATCTTGGTAAGACATTTGTTTTAAATGGCTTGCGTTTATTCTCGAAGTTCTTTCTCTCCATCCTTGAGCATGGACCGAAGTTGTTGGGTCTTCTGTTAATGTTTTAGCATAAAAATAGTCCTCTTCCGATAAACTACCCTTAGAAGCTAGAGAAGCTCTAGACTTTGCTATAGTATCTTCTAACGCTAAATTAGCTGCGTCTACTATTTTTGAAAATATTGAAGTTTTTTTATCTTCTGACATCCGTAAAAGCCCTTTTATATCAAATTATACCTTAAAAAATGAACTGAGGACCACTGTCCTCGTCGTCATCGTCTAAGATCTTGCTTATGTGTTTTAAAATTCCGTCAAATGGATCAACTGCGTAACTAGCTGAATTGTCTATGATTTTTGCATCTAAGTATCCTTGTGAAGTAAGCATATCTACAGAAGGAGCGGCTCCAATAGCTCTTCCTTCTGCATCCATCTTAATGTCGTAAGTATTCATTGAAAGCGCTGTGTCAAATTCAAACTTTCCAGCGGATACGTTCTCAACGGCTAAATATGAAGCAACGGCTAAAGAGTCAGAAAAATCGTCTGACCCAGCCATTGGATGACCTATTTTTATGGTGCCGCTAGCTGACTGTTCTACTACCAGCTCCTTAATCTCTTTAGTTTGT